GAATGGCAAGATCATCAATCACCTCGGCAACGTGAGATAGCGTTAGATGCTGCCAAGTTCGGCTATGAAGCAATACACGGCAAAGCAACCGTAAAAGTCGAATCTAAGTCCACCGTGGTTAACATTTCTATTGATTTGGCGCCTGAAGAGGCAAAAGAAGCACCTATTGACGTCAGTAATGACGTTATAATCGATGTTAATTGATCGCGACCTCTGTAATCATCCTAACTTTTTGCCGGGATGTATTCGTATATGTATTTTTAACAACTGTTCGATACGAATACATGAAGCCATATAGACGTCAATCTACAGGGGTGGGCTTACTCACTACGTCGCAAAAGAAACATTGTGCGACGTAGTCCTAAGGTGTTGAGCGAGAGCCCTCCATAGCGCTACACCATATCTAGTGGATTGCTTAATCATATATACATGTCAAAGTATTCATAATCATCCAGGCAACCAAGGAACTCCAAAAAAACTATAGTCTCGACCACCCCCCCGCCGTTCGACGTTCACTATTTGGCTGTATGTATATATATAAATAGTAAGACTACTTTATACCTCTATATTTTCCTGCTCCAGACCCCCCCGCCATCCCGCAAGAAAAGCTTGCGAGTTATATATAAGCGCCAGCACATTGACAGAACCGTACGTACGTATGTACACTAGAGGCTGTAGTTCTTTCACATCCGTCTATCATCACCTAATAAGCTGCTACGCACGGCTAAGGTCATCAAAGCGCTCGAAAGAGCTGGGTTCGTCGGGAGATAATCAAGGCCTGGTGAATACCGTCCGAAAGGATGCTGAGAGGTAGTGACCCTTTAACAACAAATTTACTTTGGATGTTTGGTTGCCCCCTGCCATCTGTCTATAATGTCTACCCGAGGGGTACATGGTTATAGGCAGTTCAGGGGGCTAGCTTAAATGCTGAGTGCGGAGGGGTTGCTGATGTCTAGTAAGTTCTGTTATTTGCCGAGGGCAGTAAGCGAATCTGGGGAAACCCGGTGAAGCCTCTATTGCAGTAAGCGGTAGTGGGACGTCCTAGGCTGGTAGGCGGTTATGAACGAATTAAATAACGAGGTATTTTATGCCAAAAGATTATAAATCAAGCGCGGAGCCGGCTAAGACTAAAGAACCGGTTGTTAAAAAGTCCAACGTAAAGATATTGCAGATTACTACTACCCTAGTACCAAGTCCGTTAGGGGCTGGGTATGGGTTCGTCACCCAAGGTCTAGGTGCTGACAGCCTATGCTATCAATGGGATAGCGCCAAGAGGATTTGGTTAGCAGTCTAGTATGAACCGGCGCTTTCGTAGACGCAGATACACTGATCGCTCTTTTACCAGACAGTCTGGCGAAAAAGCCCAGCACGTTATTAACTTCTTTTTATTCCAGCGCGAGCAACCAACCCGGACCAACCATGGGCGTATGTTAGGCCGTCAGAAGGTCAGAGAGGCCGTTTTAGCCCTTCGACACGCAAATGAGGTCCCAAATGCCGCGTAGAACAATACACGTCCGTAAAGACGACGTAGAGGTCTTTGACGCTATTGATAAACGCCCAGACTGGCTGCACGATATGATTGAGGCTTATAAAAAGTCTAACCTCAGAATGGGTGCCGGGTTGGTTCAGGGACCTATCCGACCAGAGAAAATAGTGCCTCCACTGACCCACAAAGAAGAGCACTACGCAGCTACTAAGGCTACGCCAGGACCAAATGGTATGAAGGAAGTGTCGCCTCCAGTACGGTCTAATCCAGAAGATTATTTTAGACACCCCAAGGTTGCGGTCAATGAGACCAAAGACGAGCCCTTGCATCATATACCGGCTACTGATGGGCAGCACTGGGAGTCTATAGACGAGATGCCGTAACCGTACGTACGTTAGGCTGCAATGTCGGGCGGAGTATGGTCCCAGCCTAGTTCTGCTGGGTCACGGATAGTTAGGTGGGGATGGCCAAAGGCCTGCAACGGGCGTGCTAGGGACTCCCCAAACTCAGCAGTCTGTCCGAGACGCAATAGTATCTCTTGAGTATCAATCTCCTCTGTAGGCTGCTCGTGCATAGGTGTAGCTGCTCGACTGAGGGCTTCTTCTATTTCTTTTTGTTCTTCGGGGTCTGATTCAATTCGACGCATGGTGTTTATTATACATGGCGGAGGGCGAGGTAATCGAAACCCACACCGTGAGGTGCGCTTCGCTTAGCGGGCGAGCCAATATCCTATATTGTTCACCCTCCGTATGGCGGAAGACTGAGGAACCGACCCCCGTACGTTGCCGTAGCCTGGTTTTCAAGGCCAGTCGCCGCTCCATGCAGCTGCTTAATCTTCCTGGTACACCTAGTTGGATTCGAACCAACACTGTTACGGGTTTAAGCCGTTTACCTCTGCCAGTTGGGCTATAGGTGCTTGGTACGCAAGGAGAGGTTCGAACTCTCAATCCCTTTCGGGCCACTGGTTCTAAGCCAATGATGTATGCCAATTCCAACACTTGCGCTTGGTACCGATAGAAGGAGTCGAACCTTCAGTATCAGGCGGTTTTGAGCCGCCTCGCTTTGCCAGTTTGCGTATATCGGCTGGTGAAGTAGCCCGGAATCGAACCGAGGTCTCCTGTTTTACAGACAGTTGAGTGCCCTGCACGCTACAACAAATTGGTGTCAACTCCTAGAATCGGACTAGGTTCCTCTGTTCTTCAGACAGATGCTTTGCCATTAAGCTAAGAAGACAAAAAAATACCCCTCTTTGTGGGAGGGGCTTCTGGTCAAGAACGATTTAAGGTACTAGGAAGCCTCCTCTAATAAACTGGAGAGATACAAACTCGACAGTGAAAATAAGGCTTTCATGATTCTAGTATATCACATTGGTGGCGGCTCTCGGGTCTGCCCCGAGTCCTACGGTTTATGAGGCCGTCGACTTATCTACTTTGTCCTAACCGCTTTATAGATTGTAACATAAGTGGTTCGGGTGCAGGGCTTCGAACCCCGTTCTTAAGCTTCAGAGGCTTACGTCCTACCAGATAGACGACTCCCGATTATGGTTGGCACGCTAGGACTCGCACCCAGATTAACGGTTTCAAAGGCCGCTTTCCTACTTTAGAAGACACGCCATTGGTACGCTGTACCGGTTACGCTCCGGTGTTTGCTGCCTGAGAAACAACAGTCCTGCTATTAGACGAACAGCGCTGGTCAGCCGTGAGGGTTCCGACCCCTCTTTTGGTGCTTGAAAAACACCTATCCTAGCCACTAGATGAACGGCCGCTATGGTGGACCTGTAGGGAGTTAAACCCTCGGAGTTTACTTGCAAAGTAACCTTGCTGATCGCAGCACAAGCCCTGGTACAGGTGACGCGACTCGAACGCGCAAGTCCTACTTGGAAGGAAGGCAGTTTAGCCATTAGCTTACACCTGTATATGGAGGTCCACCCAGGAATCGAACCCGGAATATCTGATTACAAAACAGAGGTTATAGCCGTTTAACTAGCAGACCGTGTATTAAAAAAGCCCCTTTCGGGGCGTCTAGTTTTGAAGGTTCAGTGAACTACGCCCCTAATGGGTGATACCGGCTTCTTGCTGGGTCGTTACATAGTTCATATATACACTATAGCATATAAAGTCAAAATGGAGAACCGTTCCAGAATCGAACTGGATTACTTCGCTTTGCAGGCGAGCGCTTTTACCATTCAGCCTACGGTCCTTATGGCCCCTACGGTTGGATTCGAACCAACAGCCTTGCGCTTAACAGGCGCTTGCTCCACCATTGAGCTACACAGGGTTATGGCGGCACTACGGGGTTATGCTCCCCGGTCTTCCGGATGACAACCGGGTGCTCTGCTATTGAGCTACAGTGTCGTATATGGGGTGATAGACTGGTAATGCTCCAGCATCTCAGGCTTCACAGGCCAGCGCTTCAACTTCTAAGCTACTAACACCATATTATTTCGGGTTTTTCTCTTTGCGTAGTGCCAGTACTTCTTCAGCGGTTTTGCCGAGGCAGGTTTCGCACTTGTGGATGCAATAACCGACGGGATTTGTCCGCCAACAGCCACAAGAGGGGCATCGAGGCTCCCATTTGGTCATATTTTCCCCTGATTGTTAATGTGGTACTCCGTACACGATTCGAACGTGTAATGTCTGGTTCGAAGCCAGAAGGTTTATCCGTTAGCCTAACAGAGCTTGGTACCCAGTGAAGGTAATGCTCCCTCGTCTTCTCCATGTAAGAGAGTTGCTCTTCTTTTGAGCTAACCGGGCTTGTGAGAGACATTGATGTCCCTAGCAAATTGGTCGGGCTAAGTGGTTACGCTCCACTGTTGGCAAGATATAAGCTTGCTGTCCTGCTATTGAACGATAGCCCATTATTGGTCCGCGGTAAAGGTACTGCCCCTTTGTTATTGCCGTATCAGAGCAATGTTCTACTTTTAAACTAACCGCGATTATGGAGAGTCTGGTGGGTGCTGCCCCCACGATATTCTGCTTAAGAGGCAGATGCTTCACTGTTAAGCTACAGACTCGTTTGGTACTCCCGCTGGGTAACGCTCCCAGGTTAAGGGCTTAGAACACCCTGCGATAATCTTTATCAGGAGCTTGGAGGGCCTCATGGGACTCGAACCCATAACCAACCGTTTAAAAGACGGCAACTCTACGCTATTGAGCTAGAGGCCCTGGTCAGGAAACTCGGAATCGGACCGAGAACTCATAGTCCCAAACTATACGTGTTACCACTACACTATATCCTGATATGGCAAGTCTAGTAGGTATTGCGCCCACTTCGTACGGTTTTGGAGGCCGACGAGCTACTTTAGCTTAGACTCATACATGGAAGAAGCCGTCCTGGTGAGAGGAGCGGCTTCTGAGAGTTTTGGGAGGTGTTTGGTTTTGGAAGGTACTTTACTTTTGCACAGAAGCCTACACGATATGAGTATCGCGCTTATTGACTGGTTTCGGGCATATAGTAATCATGGCTCTATTGTACCATATGGGCTTTTTTAGCTGCAAGGGAGCGGAGTTCAGCATCGTCATAACTGCGGAAATGGTACTTCTTGTCCGGAGACTCAGAAGCGCCCTTATGATCGTTACAGGTCCTATGTGTCGGCTGGAGGTTGGTCTCGCTAAACAGTAACCACGGGTCCAGACCTTCATTGATGATTCTACTGATCGGGATGATGTGGTCGAGAGTTAAGTCGAGGGCTTTAGGGTTGACTCTCCTGCCGGCTTTAAGGGTAGTATGCCGGATATTGCCACCACAAAGAGCACAGACATAGCCGGTTACGGGCTGTGGGTTACTACGTCTCCAGCGCTTTTTAGCTAGTTTCCATTGCTTCATTCGCCAGACACCGACGCACATGCGTATGCCCCGGTACCAGAGCCAATACTGGACAGAGTCCATGGTTTCTAGTTTACACTGTTCACTACAGTAGTGAAATCCCTTTTATAGTTAAAGCTGTACTTAAAGCGTAAATAGTACAGAACAACAACAGTACAAGTTATTGTAGGCCGATTTTTAGGGCTGTCAACCCCACATATAGCGTTACCAGTATGTAGAAAAACACTAGACTAGTATTAAAAGGCGTAAGTGTTATATATTCTACAATGTTTGCATAACCAGTATAATGTTATGGCGCTGGTGCTTATTCTCGGGTATAGTCGATATTGCACCACTATTTTAAGAAAAAGAGGCAAACATGGGAGATGAAAACCCCGCGCCAGGAACCGGACAAAACTATCCGACGCCTGAAGCACCAGAACCTCAAACAAACACTCCAAACACACAAAATAGTACCCCTCAAGAGGCCTCAGCGCCTCCAGTAACAGCTCCGACAGCTACCGGTGACCCCAGCGTTGCCGGCTCGGTTAGTTTTACGCCGGAGCAGTTCGAGCGGCTGGTTACGGCGCTAACATCCGGTAATACGGTCAGCCAGCAAGGTAATCCGTCATTCGAAGGACTCCGGACTAACCCGTTCGGCCAGGTGGTTGGTACAGTTACGAAGTTCAACGTCGACCCAGCCTATTACCCTAGCCCGGTAGAGCGCTTATTGGCGTTCTGTGACAAGGATAACCGGCTGCGCCGACATAACGTCCGGGCCAACTACTACCTTGCCTGGGACATCACTGCTAAGCCGTATGAGACCAAGGATAATCTGTCTATACAGGAGCCTACCTTTCACCTGACGCTCTATGCCAACGAGTATGATCGGGATGGCAATGAGACTGACCGCTTCTATGTTATCCAGACCCTACAGATGAACGAGGACGAACAGCTTTGTCGCATTTTTGCTTCTGAGCAAGACCCACCGGTAGACATAACCGACGATAATCTGCGCGAGGTTATGGACGAAACCCGCTACGAGCGCTGTCGGCGCTGGTTGGTTGACGTCTTCTTCCCCCCGCACAACTTCGACCTGAACAAGCAAGAGAACGAAGAGGCCATCGGCGGTACCGTTGTAAAAGTTATAACAAAGTCCAACGTCAAGGGCTTTGGTAACTCGGTGCCCAAGGTAACTGATGAAGAGTTGGGGATAAACTAATGTTCGGCCGTCGCAAGAATAAGGTGGTTCACGGCCACGTCACCCTCTTCCGGCCTGGAGACATCTTTATGATGCCCGGAGGTGCCTGTTACTTCGTTGAGCCCTATGTCAATCCCTCTGACCCTACCGGCGAGCCTCGTATCGTACAGATACAGGTCGTAAACATTCCTTCCGTTGACATAAAGTAGGGGGTCGTATGTTCGACATGGTTCAACGGCCCGATAAGGACCTGAGTAAGCTTACCCCCCTAGAGAGAGCCCTAGAGCAATTTGTCTGGGATAAGGTGACGTGGACCTTTACCATCAAACCGGATGGTGAGTTCAAAGAGGGCCGTATTAGGGCGGAGTGGCCCGGCTCTGGACTGGCTGATGGCTTTACTACGATCTTCAATACCCGGGATGCCGAAAAAATGACCATGTTTGAGTGGATTCAGTTTAACCAAGAAGATCACATTAAAAACATCATTAAAAAGCTGGAAGTTAAGTACAAAGACGCCAATGGTGTCTACATAAACGGAGTGTGGTACGCCCATGACAGCCCAAAACCTCACATATAAGCCGCACCCCAAGCAAGTAGCGGCCCATAGAGCTTTCCTGTTGGACGGCTATAAGCGGGGGACGCTGTTTTGGGGTCGTCAGACCGGTAAGACCATGTGGTCGGTCTATCAGGCCTGGATTGCTGCCACTATAAAGCAGGGGCAGTATTTTGTGGTCTTTAAGACTTATTCCCAGGCCTCACAGGTTGTCTGGAAACAGTATCTCCACACCATACCTAAAGGGCTTATAGCCGAGAAGGGTGGCATTAACAACGATGAGCTGCGGGTGACGTTTAACCACCTACGGGGTAATATCTACCTACCCGGTATTGGCTGGCAGGTTATTAACCATGACCCGAACCTACCACCCTCAAGCATAAGGCTTTTGGGGAGCGATCAGGCCGATTCCCACCGTGGTAACAAGGCGCAAGGGCTGGTGTTTGACGAGTATGCCGATCAGAACCCGGCCAACTGGGAAGAGGTGTATAAGTATTTCTTGGCTACTACCAAGGGCTGGGCGGTCTTCATGTCCACGCCGAAGGGTTATAACCACTGGTATGACATGCTGGAGTACGCTAATGTCAAAGAGAATGGCTGGTATTTTTCTAAGGCTACCTGGCGGGATTCACCCTATGTCGACAAGGACTGGGTGGTTAATGAGCGTAAAGAGGCGGAGAATAAAGGTACATTATCGGCTTTCTTACAAGAGGTAGAGCTGGAGTTTCGGGCTGTCCAGGGCTCTGTTTACCCCACCTTTAAGCGCTCTAGCCATATGTGCCGTCCTGACCAGGTACCAGAAACCGGTACGGAGTATATTACTATCGACTTTGGCTATGCCAAGGAGCACCCGCTGGCCGTGAACTTTGTGCGTATCGACATAGAGGACCGCTGGTGGGTCTATGATGAGATTCACGTTACTTTGACCGAGCTGGACCTAGTTATTGAGCAGATCAAGCTTAAAATGGCCGGTAAGCGCATTACCGCCATTATTGGCGACTCCGCCCGCCCGGACCTGATTGCCTATATGCAGTCTAAGGGCCTACCGGTTGTGCCCTCACCTAAACAGGGCGGTAACTCGATTATTGAGGGTATTCAGATGCTTGCCATCCGCCTGCGTCCTCGTACCCAGCTTATTGGCGACCCTAAGCCCCAGATCATCTTCGCGAGCAACTGTAAGTACACCATTATGGACTTTGAGCAGTATAAGTATGCTGAGCCCAAGAAGGACCGACCGCCGTCTGAGTTGCCACTTAAAGTAAACGACGACCATTGCGACGGCATCCGTTACCTGGCGCTCTACCATAAATATGGTCTCCAGAACGCTACCGATAAGCTGGCTAAGAAGCTGGACTTCGGCATGTACGGCATGATGCCACCAAGTTAGTGCTACAATGAGAACAAACAAGGAAAAACAAACAAATGGACCCCGATAACTTGCAGAGTAGCCATAAAAACGCCAATACGAGTCTAAAAAGCACCAATAGTGCGCCGGGAGCTGAAGACTACGAGAATACCGACCCTCAGACCGCTGCTGATAGTGAGATGGACGAGTACATAGAGCGGGTGCGTGGCCAATTCCGTTATGATCTCCTAGCCCACGACAACTATATCCAGAACTTTGATAGCTACGAAGCTATGATGATCTCTCAGCCGTATGACTCGGTGTCTAAAAAGGTCCAGAACGGCCTCAGTGACGGTGCTACGACCACTATTTATCAAGAACGTGCCGCCCGGGTTTGTGGTCAGCTCCCTACAGGAAGCGTTAAGGCTGCCGGCAAAAAAGACACCGGTGCGAGTGCTGTACTTGACATCATTCTCCAGAAGTATGTCTACCCTAACGCCAATGCCCAGGCTCCCTTGCTGGAGAAGTTCCGTAACTGGCAGTTTTACAGCTCTGTCTATGGGTATATGGTCATGCACTATGACTGGGAAGTTAACGAGAACACCGGTTATATTGGTCCGAACTGTTGGCTGTGGCATCCTCGTAACTTTATTCCCCAGATCGGCCGGGGTTCTGTTGATGACATGGATTACTGTAATGCTATTACCTTCCAGTCTGAGCACTTTTTCAAGGACCTCTTAAAGCAAACCGCCGAAGAGCTACTAGAGGCGGGCTGGGACCGTGACGAGTTGGTTATTGCCTGTGGACTTATCGAAGAGCGTATGCGTTTCCCTGATTCCCGGCGTGATTCTCTGGTGACGCGCGAAAGACAATCACAAGCGGAAAAGGGACGGATTATGGTGGCTACCCGTTTTGAGGCCGGCGCTGATGGTAACTGGGTAACCTTCCTGCCCGAGTATAATGGGGTAGTAGTCCGCTCTATTCGGAATCCTCACAAAAACGGCAAGATACCGTTTGTTGTAAAATACGCTACACCACTGTTTGATAACTTTTATGGATTGGGGGACTTCCAGCGTGCTAAGCCACTACAGTTCTTCTCAGACGGTCTTGACAACTTCTATGCGGCAGGACTTAAGAGGGGATTATACCCGCCTACTATTATTAACCCAGCCGGGGTTGTCAAAAGCTCAATTACTCAAGACCCGGGAGCTATCTGGCAAGAAACAGTAACCAACTCTATCCGCGAGTACCAGACCTCTCCGGTCGGACTCAACACCTACCAGGCCGCTAAGACCATGGTGAACGGCAGTCTTATGCGTCAGGCTGGTACGACCGACACTACTATGACCTCAGCAGATTCCGGCAGCCCTATGGCCTCTAAGACTGACTCTGGAGTACAGCAGCAGCAGCAAAAAGAGGGTGCCCGCGACAACCAGGACCGCTTCTACCTGGAGTCTAAGATCGAGGTGCTCTTTGACCGTATGATCGGACTGTTCGGTACTATCGCTACTGAAGACATCCCGCTCGACCTATTCGTAGAAGACTTTGAGGACATTGACGCCGCTGGTTGGGGCGATGACCTTAAGGGTATGATTGACGTTAGTGAGTCCGGTCAGAGCGCCCGTATGACCATTAAGCCATCCTTCTTTAAGAACCTGACCCTACGCTTCTTTATAGACGCTAACTCTACCGCCTCAGCCGACAAACGGGCTCAGTTACAGAACCTCCGCGACTTTATACAGTCTATGGGCTCTATGCAGAACGAGATGGTCGACATGAAGAACGCCGGTATGACTATCGACTGGGCCCTCGTTGCTAAGCTAGAGGAGCAACTGAGCGACGTACCGGAAATGCGTAAGATATTCCGGAAGATGACGCCGGAAGAGCAGCAGGCCTACCAGCAACAGCAACAACAAGCCGGTCCTCAGCAGAAGCCACCACAGGTTATTGATACGGCCGCCTTCAAGGACGTACCAGCCTGGGCTCAAGAGCAATGGCTGGCTAACCAGGGATATAAGCAACCCCAGGGCGCCACTACTGACAGTACCGACACCCAGATTAAGCAGCAGGAGCTTGCCCTGAAGGAAAAACAGGTTCAGATACAGGCTACGGCGGCCAATAAGCAGCCAGCAGCTACCCCGGGCTCTCCGGAAGCTCCCGTAGTAGTGCATAATGGACGTAAGATTAAGGACCCGGAGATCGCTAAGGCCCACATTGGGATAGGAGAGCTACTACATGGCCGATAAAAACTCACTGGCCTCTATGAAGCCGATGTCTGATGACTTTTCTCTGGCCCAGCCGGAGACGGTGCCTGATGATGCCGACGAAAAACGCAAGAAGAGCATAAGCAGAACGAGGCGCTGGAAAGAGTTTAGGGTCTTCCAAGAACAGCGCCGGTTGATGTACACCAAACAGACACCCGGCGGAGTGTTTTATAACCAGATGCCCAAGGACGACGCCGCCTGGTATGCCGGTATTGGTAATGCCGTTATTGATGAGATAGATATTTGGATGAACTTTATTGAAGAGGGGGACATATAATGGCAGGCCCGCTCAAAAAGGACAAGTGGTATGAAGACCATGGGGTGCAACCGCCGGAGCATATTACCCACCAGGGCTCTGATAGCGTAAAGCCGGATATTCACCTGCACCATTGGCAGGCCCGGGGTAACTTCCTGCACTGCGATCAGGGCCAGAACGCCCATGGCATCCCGTATGACCACCTAAACAAGCTTTTAGTTGGTACTGACAGCCATGGAGCGCCGATCTTCAAGCCGATTGTTCTCTCCAATAAAGTCCCTAAAGTTGACACTAATACAACACGTGATACAGTAGAAGCTAGAGCTTAGAAACTCAAAGGTAATACCGGGCCCGCAAAAAAGTGGACCCTTAAAACAAAAGGACTCATGGTAATGCCAGAGCCAGACGACATAACGCCCGTGGTTAATGACCCAGCGAACCCGGATTTGTCACCCGCAGGTGAAGGTGGAACTCAGGAACCCAATGTAGAGCCTACTGGTGGTCAGCCACCCGAAGCAACCGAGACGACGGAACCTAAAAAGACCCGAGACGAAGTTAAGCATGAGCGCTATATTGATAAACTGAGCCAGGAGTTACGCCTAGGGAATGAGCAATCAACCCGCTATGACGACAACTTATTCTCCGCCCCACGACCATACCAACCCCTACCCCTAAAGGATGGTGAAACGTATGACCCCGCTCAACTGGAAGAAGATCGTACTAAGATAGCAGACGCCAAGTTTGCCGAAGGCCTATCAAGAGGCTTTACGCAGAGTACGACCAGAGCAACCCTAGAGAACTTTGAAACCAAACTAGATATTGATAAGGAAAGAGTAGCTCAGAAGTGGGACTCATTGGACCCGGAAAACGAAACGGCCTATAGTCCCAAGCTTGAGCAAGAACTCGTCCAGGGTTACATAGCATTTACCCGCATGGAGAAAGACCCCCAGGGTCGAATTACCATCGGGCGTCCTAATATTCGCTTCCGCGACTATGTGGATGCTGAGATGCAGAGTAGAGAAGACTACGCGACGGCGCGCGGTGCTCAGAGTACCAGCAATGTCCGCGGTCAGGCCTCACGTACTACTATCCGGCCTACCAGTCAAACCCCAGCCCCTAAAAAGGGCCATGGCTTTGACCCCAACGACCCCGCCGGTTCAGTAAAGCGCATGAGTAGTGAGCAATATCACAAGTTAGGTGGCAAGGAAGCGTCAGACGCTTACCTAGCCGAAAGAGGTCTCGGTCCTAAAGTTTAACCTTTGATCTATCAACCCTAAAAAACCAAAAGAAAAGGAAATAAACCATCATGTCGGATGTAACAACAGCCACAGAAGCGTATCTTATCGCTCAAAAGTGGACTAAGGAAGTAGAACTACCCTTCTATAAGGCCCTACGTTTCCAGAATCTCGTTACCCAGCGCGGTAACCTTGTTCAGGATGGTGGAAACATCATCAACGTGCCGTTCCTAGGTACGCTGAACGCCCGATCTAAGGCTGCCAGTACTAACGTCACTTATGACGCCAACACTGAGTCTACGATCACTATTAACATTAACAAGCAGACCTACTCCGCTGTTCTTATTGAGGACATTGCCAAGGTTCAGGCCAGCTACGACCTACAGTCTCTTTACCGAGCTGCCCAGGCCGAGGCTGTAGCCCGACAAGTCGACACCGACATTGCCTCTCTATACACCGGTGCCGGTACTAACGTCAACGCCGGTGCGACGGTCTCTGACCCGAACATCATCTCGATTGTTACTACCTTCGACTCCAACAACGTACCTCGATCTGAGCGTTACGGTATCATCGGTGCCTACACCGAGGGTGACCTTCTTAACGTCAACAAGTACGTAGCCTACGATCAGACCGGACAAACCGGTGTAGCCGTAAAGGATGCCAGCTCTGATGACTCCCTAGTGGGTTATCTGTACGGTATGGAACTACACATGTCGAACAACGTCGTCGTAACTGGTGGTTCAGGATATGACGTCTTCTTCCACAAGAAAGCTCTGTCAATCGCTATGCAGCTACCTCCTACTTACAAGATGGAAGACTCTGTCGACGCCATCGGTATGAAGGCCGTGCTTCACTGTATCTACGGTGTGGCCGTCGAGCGATCTACTGCCCTAGTGTCACTTCAGCGAACAACTGCCGCCTAGCGGTAATCCACTAGCCCCCTTCGGGGGGTTGGTGGGCTAAAAGAAAAGGAAACAAACATGAAAGCAGAATATATCCAAAACGGCTCTGACGCTGTCTACAACGCTAGTACCCAGGCCGGTATTGCTCTGTCAACCGCCTTGAGCACTACCCAGACTGGATTTACGCTGACTAACCCCTTCAACTCGGGCTATAACCTAATTCTGTTGCAGGTGTTCATTACGCCTACAACTATTCCAGCCGCAACTGCCTCTATCGTTCTAACTGCCAACATTGCTACGGCTGCCAGCTCAACTGCTGTTATACAAACTACAGCGCTTACAGTGCGAAACGCTAAGCTGGGCGCAGCGCTACAGTCCGTTGCCCTAGCATCCTCAGCTACTACGCTACCGGCTGCCCCGGTAGTTATTGCGCCTCTTGGAGGTATCGCCGGTACGACCGACGTTCAATCGCCATCCACTATCATTTCCAACCTAGACGGTGGATTCGTGATAACACCAGGTAGTGCGGTCTCAGTTAACTCGTTGACAACTGCTATTACAGCCATCATCGCGATGAACTGGGCCGAAGTCCCTGCGTTCTAGTCAAAGTCAGCAAACTATAGTAAGCTTAAGTACATAACCCTCTAACAAGGAGAGACCTATGGACCCACTAACAAACCCAGCTCCAGCAGAACCTACGACTGCACCAATCGTAGACCCTGCCGTAGCGCCAGCTCCTGAAGTTGTGCCTGCTCCAGAGCCAGCCGATCAGGGAGCTGCTACAGCAGTAGCGCCAGTAACTGACACTATTACCAGTGCTCCGTTGCCTGAGAATGATGCGCCAGCTCCTGATGCTGTAGCCCCGCCAGTAGAAACCCCAACCGCAGCCCCTGAAGAGGCTCAGAGTCCTGCTCCAAGCACTCCTGAAGTGGTTGCACCAGAAGCTCCTGTGGCTGAGCCTAGCGTGCCCGAAACACCCGCTGGAGATACCCAAGAAGCCCCTCAGAGTCCTGCTCCTGAAGCAGCCCCCAACATAAGTGCTGAAGTCGCTCAAGACGCAGCTCAGGATGCCGCTCAAGACGCGAGTGAGGATGTAGAGAGCGACGAACACCGCCGAGAGCGTGAACGCCGTGAGGGACGCCCAGGTGTTAACCCGGACCAGACCTTCTACCCAGAAGACCGTGTAGGTAACCCTACCCCTCGTCAGTACGCCGGTGAGTCAGCTCCTACCGCCCAGGTAATTGACAGCTCTACTATCGGCACTCGAACCAACCAAGAACTGATTGACAATCTACCCCAGGACGAAAATGGTCAGGTACAGATTGACTCAGAAGGCAACATTGCCGGTCTTGGTCCCAACCAGCCCGCGTAACGTGCTAGAATAGTTCCATGCAGTTACTACATGACTATGTAGCTATTGAGGTCGACCACCCCCCCGAAAAGACCGAGGGTGGCCTCTATCTCCACCGCCAGATCAAAACCTATCCCCCTACCGGAACTGTCCGGCATGTTGCTGCTAACATAAGCGATATAAAGGTGGGGGATAGAGTTGTTTATAAAGTCTATGCCTCTATTGATATTGACGTAGAGGATGGTCTGGCAATAGTACCGTACGACGGGGTGATCGCTACGCTATGAGAGTAGCTCAGAAGAAGGACATGCAGCCCGTTAGGGAGAAAACTGCCTCTTTTCGGGATGCCGTGACTAAAAACATCAGCCGAGCGGACCTCAAAGATCATGGGGGCAACGCTAACATAAGCATAATGTGGAACCTCAATAAAGAGTCTATTCGTGACATGGTATTTTTGTTGGAGATTAACGGTCAGAAGGGATACATAGACCTAGAGGAGTTACTGTCGTATACGCGCCTTATGTAAAAAGTGCTATACTAAAACCAAACCCTAAAAAGGAAAAACAAAAATGCCAGGACCAGACCAAATACTCCCTTATGATAAGCAAGGAAATGTTTTAGTCAACGACACGCAAAGCCCGAACGATGTTCTCAATGCGCCCTCCTCTCTTGACCCAGCCCAGACCTTCTTTAACCTAACTGGGAACGTTGGTAGTTTTGGTGGTCAGATATTGGGTCTGGAGGATGCCGGCACTCTTTCTATTCAGGTGAGTGGCACCTTCAGCGCTACCGCCCAGGTTCAGGTGACAGTAGATGGTTTCAACTGGCTAAACGTCACTGGTTCTAACACTATTATTAACGCCGTTACGGGAACTTATGCGACCCCCGGTAACATTACTGCCGCCGGTATTTATCAGATGGACGTCTCAGGCTTCAACGGTGTTCGAATGATCTTGACTGTGTGGGCGTCGGGTACTATGAATGTCGCTTTGCGCGTCAGTGACGCTATTGGCCTGGTGTCGCTTGAGGGCGCAACTTCAGTAGTAGTCAGCAGCGACACTCCCGCTACTCCGACCGTCCAGAGCTTAACGGCTGCCGCTAGCACTAACGCCACCTCTACAAAAACGACCGCCGGTACGGTGTATAGCATCGCTTTGAGCAACTATGCGGCCTATGCTACCTACTTTAAGCTATATAACAAGGCGTCTGCCCCTACGGTTGGTACTGACATTCCCCTTCAGACGATTGCCGTAGCAGCTAACAGCTACTTGGCGGTCAACATGGGTGCTTTAGGGCTTCGGTTTTCTACGGGCATTGCCTTCGCTATGACTAAGCTCCAGGCTGACACTGACACCACCGTATTAGTAGCTGGCGACCTTAAAGACCACATGTCTTACATTTAGAAGGAGAATATATGGCAGCAACCTACACACTATCAGAACCAGGCGCGACTCTTGCTAACGACAAGGTGGTCTATACAATAACGGTTAACTTCCCTGACCCCAACAATGAAGGCGCAACCTTGACTTTTGACCAAAATGTTATGCTCCCAGGGGATGAGACCCTAGATACGGCCGCCCAGGCCTATGCCGATGACTACGAAACGGGATATGAGCAGGCTATAGGCGCCGATAACTAACACAGGAAACAAACATGGCAGGAATAGCGGTACCCACCGGCCCAGGCACATCCAACCTAAGCCTTACTCCCTCGGCGAGCGGAGCCTCTCAGCCGACGCCCTATTACCAGACCGGTGGTGACTCAGCCCCACCCGTAGCTGCCACCTTCTCAACGACGCCCCCTGTCACTACATCGACGCCATCTACTACTACGAGTGCTGCCGATGCGGCCGCTGCTGCTAAGCAAGCCCAGATTAACTCTGCCATTAGCTACGGTACTAGCAACGCCATTGCTGCCGGAACAGCCGGAACAGCCGAGGCTGCCGGAAACCTAGGTGAAACTGGAGAAAACTACAATACCCAGATACAGACCGGCCAGAACAACATTGACCTGGCCCGTACCCAGCTTGGTACTGCCCAAATCAACTCCATTAAGCAGCTTCAGAACACTATTAAAGACGGCCTTCAGGGTACTGGAGTGCAACTTGGTAACACCGGCGCACTGAGTTCTAGTGCTGCCGATGCGGCCGCTCGAGCTTACGCCCAATATGGTGACGTCCAGACTAATGTTGCTAATAATACAGCAGCTACGGGCAATGAGGCTCAGGATGTTCAGCAAAATAACCTGGACATTACTTCTGAGGGCTACCAAAAGTCGCTTGACGAGGCCCGGGATGCCGCGATCGCCAACATTCAGGGGACCGCTATCTCCGCCCTTAACAACCTAGGTATCCTGGTGTCTGTCTATCTTGGTGGTAACCCAGCCCAGATTAACGCGCCAGCCATTCAGCAGCAGATTATTCAAAGCGCCCAGAATGATCTGGCTCAGGTTGATAGTAACTACCAGAACATGTTGCAAGGTATTCACCCAGCTACAGCCGACCAGACTGCTGCCAGCGCCGAGGCTGCCAGCAACGCCGGTGTGGTCCCTGCCTCTGGTGCGCCGTACTCACCAGTACCTCTTGCGTCTGCTTCATCTAATACTAGCGGTGGTCCAGCAGCGGCTCCGCCTCCATCATTGATACCGCTAACACTAGGCAGCCCCAAAGACCAGACTCCGGGGAGTTAGCCCATGGGACTCCATCTGACAGGTAAGGGCTCAATCCTTGATGCTATTGGTGGCGCCGTAAATACTGGGGCCAACGCCGTTGTTGGCGGCGTCAAAGACGTGGGTGACGTGGCTTCTCTGGGCCTAGCTAAGGTCACTGGCAACCAGGGGGAAGCGAATAATGCCGAGTCAGCCATAAGCAATAACGATAGTAACCTCAGCGGAGAGAGCTTCGGCTCAAACGTCGAGGGTCTTGGTAGTGACATTATTAAAAACGCCGTTACGCCATCGGTCCAGTTCATTCCCCAGGCTGCGGAAGACTATAGCAACACCTTTGCCAACCTAGGAAACGAGGCCGGAGGGGGCACCGACGAAAGTATTCAGCAGAACATGGGTGGGGACCCGGTACTGGACGCTACTCTGAAATACAGCCAGGCTACCGGTAAAAACCGTCAGCTTGCCGGTGACGTGGCCCAGGGGGCTGTAGACGCTGTCACTCTTGGTAAGGCTAAGCCACTCGAACAGGCCGCTGAGAGTGGCGCTACCCATGTGCTGGGGGAGAGCGCTCTAGCCAAGACCGGCGCGCGGATTGTAGCCACAGCCGCCACGGGCGGAGCCTATGGCGCCGGATTAGGTGCCTCTCAGGCCGTATCGACCGCCAAGAGCCCGTCTGAGGTTGTGAGTGACATAGTGAAGTCTGGAGCCGAGAACGCCGCCCTAGCGGGCGTTGCTGGCGGTATCTCGGAAGTCCCAACGCTTGCTCGGGCTGCCAAGGAGAACGCCATCCCGCTCGACCAACGTGGTAGTATTAACAACGAAAGCGTACCCGCTCCCTCTAAAATATCTGAAAGTGATGTTGCCAGGGTACAGGGCTCTAACCCGCTGGCACCCCCCGACGAAACCCCTGCTAGCGGAGAGCCACTGCCTATAGAACCCCCGGAAGCCGACTTTAATCAGTCATATAAGGCGGCTGCTGAGCTGGACCGGGACATGCAGGACCCATCCATCGACTGGACTCAGGTACAGGGCGCCAACGA